TAGCCCTTAACGCTTCGGTATCCGACCGTTCACCGGCGTCTCATAATTCACGCACGCGAGCGCAGCGCCGGGCGCCATCTGCCGGGTAGGCGTAATCAGATCAAGGCCGCCGCCGAGTTTGATGTATGCAGATCGACTCACGCTAAAGGCCCTCCGGGCGTCATGGGCGGCAGCTCCATCGCCACCATTTCTTGAAGGATTCCGGCCTCGCCGGAGCGGGCAGCCTGAACCACCTCTGGGGCGTTCTCGTACAATCCGTAATACAGCATGGCGCGGTAGACGATCACCATATGGTAGCGATCAGGGAGTCGCGGCGTATCGCCGCCTTCAATCAATGCCTGCGGCGTTCGCCAGTATTCAAAGGTGACTTGCCCGTCCTGGTCCGGCGATGAGTCCAACACAAGGACTCCATCGGGCCTTTGCGTGATGAACCTTGGGTAGGTGTCGCTGTCCTGTACGTCGTGCTTGCGGAACTCAGCCCAGCGCTGGGCCAGCAGCGTTCTGTCATTGCACTTTAAAGTGGCCTTGTCCCACGTGCCCAGGTCAGCCGGCGGTGAATAAGTCCGAAGGCCGATTTCGACCGGTACGCTGGCTTCAGCCCACGTAAAGCGCCAACTGTGCCGGCTCAACTGAATTTCCAGCCAGGCTTGCGGCACCCAGCTTACAAAGCGAGCGTATTCGCCATGTTGAGCACTCACGCTGGCAGGGCCTGAGCCGGCAGCGCCCACTTCCTGGCGCAAGCGCTGACAAAGCTCCAGAAAGGTCATCAGTTAAGCCTCGCCAGTAACTTCACGCAGGATTTGAAACGGATAACTCTGGACTTCCGTCATATTCATCTCTGAGTCGTAATGTCGCTGAACGGCAGATTCCAGTACGCCAACAATCGACTTCGACACAATGACCTTTTCGCCGCGCTTGATAACGAAGCTCCTGCCATTGACGCCGCCTTGAACTGGCTGTTTATCCTGCTCATGGGTTGAAATGATGATCTCGAACTGCCGCTCTTTGGCGTTGCCGGTAACAACGGGTGCTGACTTTGACAAAGGCACAGCCTCGTCGCCCAGGGCTGCGTTGATTTTCTTGCGCAAGTTCTCAGTGCCGATTTTTTCTGGATAGTCCAGCCCAAGGGTTTGGGCCATATCTGCCAACTCTTCACGGCTCATGGCCTGCGTATTGATGTCGCTCATAACGGTGTTCCTTTAACCAAATAAAGAAAACCCCGGCACGAGGCCGGGGCTGTTGGGGTTGCTGGCTTACAGGGCAGAGGCCGCAGTTTCGATCCTAGCCTGCCATCCTTCGTTAAGAACCTTCGCCACGTAGTAGGCTTTCCAGCCCACCGAGCCGCGTTGGCCCAGCTGGTCACCACCGCGAGGCGTGTTGGGGTTCAGTACCATCGGCGTGATCGCACCGGCGCCCTTGAGCGGGATCAGGCCGTAAGCCTCTTTACCAACAATGACGATGGGGTACACGTCGGCATTAGTGCCGTCGGTTGAGATCACGTCGTTGGTGGCTGCGAGGTCGCCCGCACTGGCAAAGCTGTCCAGCACCGGGCTCAGGCAGTAACGCACGTCCTCCACCTTGCCGATTTCATACGGCAGCTGACTCATGGAGCCGTAAAGCTCGGTGGGGGTGAAGCCTTTGATGTCCCGAATGTCCGCTTCCAGGTCTGTGTGCGCAAACGCAATGAACGCCGCATCCACAGGCTCGGTTGCGTAGTTCGGAGAGCCACCAACCATGCTGGTGATCTTCTTAGCACGATTGCCCTTGAGAGAGCGCGTAACAGCACGTTGCTTGTCCAGGCTGTAGACGGAGTTGACCTCGCTGCGCTGGGTGCCATTGGCGAAGAGCACGTTGGTACCCGCACGAATGGCGCCCCAGGTCTGATACTCGATGGTTTCTGCCGCTTGTTCACCGCACAGCATCGACGCATCGGAAAGAACGGGGTCTTCGGCCAGGTCTTGGATTACGTCGGTGATCTCGGTCCAGGCGCCCCACTGCTTGATCTGAACGGTCACGTCTTCGTAAGCCATCTGCTGCGAAGACGGTGTAACACCCTCGCTCATGGCCACAGTGACGTTCGCGAACGGTACGGGCCGACGGAATTTGACGGTGTCCGCTTTGTTCTTGGGCAAGGGCTTGGACTGGCCGAACTTGGACAGAACAAGAATGGGCTCTGCGTGAGAGAGCATTTCGGTAGCTGCGTATGCTGCAGTACGCTGGGAAATATCGCCGTAGCTAGTGATAGTCATGATAATTAACTCCAATCAAATTTTTGAGTTACCGCGCTTTCTTTTTCGCGGCGTAGTGTTCAAAGGCCGCGTCAAACTCTTCTGGGGCTCCACCGCGTGTCGCCGCGCCACGGCGGCTGACGGTCTGGGCGTTTTCCAGTCGGGCTTTTCGCTTGTCGTGCTTTGGGGCACGGCTGTTTTCATCGCCCGCTCCAGACGTTCCCTTGTAGAAATCCAGTAACGCGGACGCATCGTCGGCGCTTTCAGACCCTGCTAAGGCTTGAATGGTGGGGTTCTGAGTTTTGAGCCATGTATCAAATTCGGGCGCATTGACCACTTCTCGCCAATCGGTATGTCGGCTATCTAGGCGGACGTACTCTGACTGAAGTTGCTGCTGATGGGCCTGCTCTTGCATGGGCTGCACAGTTGATCGCAGTTCTGCGACTTCCTGTTGTAATTGCGCCTGCTTTGCCTGGTCTGCTTTGAGACGAGACTCGAAGGCGCGGGCCATATCGGGGAAGTCCTCTTTAAACTCCTTCCAGTCATCAACTCCCATGGAGTCCGCCATACCCTGGCGCTGCTGGTCGTCGTCTTGAGTCTCTCCGTTCTGGTTGGTGGCTTTGGCAGCTTCAAGCTCTTTCGCTTTACGCTGGTGCTCGTTGATCTGCCGTTGATAGGCGCCCAGGCGTCCGCGCTGTGAGGCGTCGGAGTGGCGAAGGCGCTCGTTTCGGTTTCAAGGGTTTTCAGTTTTTGGGACAGATCGTCAGGTTGATCGCCTTCTTCCGCGTCGTCGTCAGGTTCCGCGTTGCGGTCGTATTCGTCGCGCTCATCGGCAGGCGTTGATGATTTTGAATATTCCTCAAAGGCGCTTTCAAAATCCTGATCTTCGCTGGCGATGGAGTCATCATCCTGCGGCTTGTTTAGCGGCTGGTCTGTCATAGCGGTTCTCCCGAACGGCTGGGGTTAGTAACTTGGATTCGGCTGGTTGCCCGGCTCCAGTTCTTCGCTCGCGTGTGCGAGTAAATCGTCAATCACGCGGATTTCGCCGCGCAATTTGTCGTTTTTGGTTGAGCCATTAATCAGGGACAGGACGCTGTTTTCACGGCGTTCCTGCAGCCACTGCTCAATGTCTCGCCATGTGTCGGCGTGCTTATCAATGGCCATCAGTAGCTATCCCAGCCATTGGCCATATTCTCCTGCCTTGCCAGGCGGTCGTTCTGGCGCTCACTGAGCTCGGCGGCCTTTTGATCGCGGTCCGCCTGGATCTTGGCAGCGGTTTCGCGCATTTTTACCTCCAAACTCTGGCTTTCAAGGCCTACTTTGGCCTCCAGTTGCGCCATGGTGATGCCTTCTTTCAGCGCGAGCCCTGCGCGCTGGTACTCTTGCTCACTCTGCAGCTGGGCAGCTTTGTATTCCCCGCTCCCCACTCCTTTTTGGTCCACGTCAGACTGCAATCGCTGTGTGGCGAGTTGGTGCCCTGCTTTCTTGATCTCCATCTCAAGCATGGCCATTTGATCTTCGGGGCTCGGCTCGTCGCCCTGCTCGGCTTTCCGCGTTTTCATTTCTTCGTCGGTGTACGTGACGGTATCGACCTGCACCTGCATCGTGCGCAGGATCTCGCGGTATAGCCCGGCCCAGTTGGTCAGCTCGGCGAAGATGGGGTTCTGTGCAGCGACCTGGGACAGCATCATCAGCTTTTCCTGCTGCTCTTCACGGGCAATCAACACAGATGTGCCGCGGGCAACGATGTCGAAGTCGCCTTTTATCTCCGGGCGGTCGGTGTACATCATGTGGTAGTCGTAGAAGCGGCGAACAGTAGGCGCTGTAACGCCGTCGTCGAAGTTCTTGACCGCGGACCGCAGCACGATGTTGGAGTTGTTCATCAGCATCTGCATGCCGCCGAAGGTCTTTCCGCCTGCACCGGAGCTCATGCCCTCACCCTGCAGCAAAATCGGCAGGTTGGTTTCGGTGTCGGCCAACTTCTGGGCGGCTTCAAAGATTGCGAACAGTCCGGCCTGGTTGTTTTGTATCTGGTAGGACTGGAAGGCGTCGCCCACAGGCTCGTCGCCGGTGTCGAGCCACACCTTGTTGGGCCGGATCGCCCAGTTTCCGTCTTGTGGCACAACCGCGCGCTTTTTCATCACGATTTGCGGGCCTGCTGACACCGCGGCGTTGTCCATCATCATGCGCCACGAGGCGTTGACCACTTTTTGCGGCTGGCGCATCAGATACGGGATACCAAAGCCGAAGATGCTGGAGTCATCTTTTTCCCAGTTGAATACGCTGTACGGTAAGTCGCCGGATTCCAGCGGGTTGATAGCGGCTTTAATGACGTGGCCGCCGACCATTAGCACGCAGCCGGTGTATTCAACCAGCACGTCATCGTCGATGTCTTCGCAGCCACACGCCTTCAGTTCATCCTTGTCCAGCGGCCCCCAGTATTCCCACAGCTCGTACTTTTTGCCGTTGGTGACCGTATCCACACCTGTGATAGCGCGCAGCTCCTGGCGGCGGTCCTGTGCGATCTGATGGCCGCCATCGTCTTCCAGAGCTCGGCGCAGCTGGCCTTTAATGACGCCCGGCAAATCAGCCAGTTCGCGCAGCTGTTTGCGATTAAGGAGCTTACGCTCAAACCAGAACTCGGCCTCTTCTGCGCTGGCAGCGGACATATCGGGGAACGCATCCCAAGGGTCTACCCGCTCAAGTCCGGCGCGCAGCTCGTTCTGTACCTCAATCGTGCTCTGACCGGTTTCCGGGTCAGTGATCCAGGCCCGCCGGGTGCGGTTCACGACTTTCGGGCCTTTGAGGATTCCGGTACCGACCTTGCAGGCGTCCTCGATAACGTCGCGGGCGTGGGCGTTGTAATTGGCCTCTGCAAAGTCATCCTCGATCTGCTGCTGCATGTGGCGGGCGGCTTCGTCGGCCTGCTTTTTGGCGTCCTTCTTTTGTGCTTCCGGGTCCGGCGCCTGCTGCTGCATGCCCTGATCCATCCCGGGCTGCATCGCGGGGTCCATGCCCGGCTCTGGCATTGGTTGGCCCTGCTGCTGCATATCAGCTTGCATCGGTGCGCCGTTGGTCGCGCTCATCGCTGGAACGGGTGTGCTCTTTACGCCAAAGTTGGTGTCATCGTTCGGCAGGAGCATGTCACCCATGCGAGCAATGCCGGCGCGGGTCTTGTTGCGCGTGATGTTGACGAACACCTGGGAGCTGCTGTTGTCAATCATCCGCTTGGTTTCGTCGGACGTGTACTCGCCGTGGTACTGGCGCAGATCCGCAAGCCAACGGGTTTCGATCATCTGGCGTGCGGCCACTTGCTCTTGTGCCAGACGGTCGAGCTTGGAGCCCAGCATGTTCAGGTTTTCTTCCTGCCGAATCTGATCTTCGTCCGAATCGTCCGGTGTCGCCTGGTCGTCTTGCATATTAATATCCTGCGGTCGGGTCGCCGGGTAGGTAGCTGTTGATGGACTGTTGTGCGGGGCGGGTAATGGCGGTGTTTATCTTCAAAATTCCGTAGCGAAGTGCGTCCATACAGTTATGAACCACCACCCCGCTCTCTACAGCGAACGCCTCGGTTTCAGGCACCGTCAGGCAATACACATCACTCTTGCTTGCGCTTTGAACGCGACAAACTTTCGTTAGAGCAAAGCTTTGAGCATGTCTTTGTTTTTGAGTATCGGTCGATCTCAAATTGGGCCTGACAAATCTTGCAGCTCCTTGCTTCATTATCAACGCCTGACGCCCTTCGCCACGCTGACTTGCACTTGTTAGAGCAAAACCTGTTAGTGAACTTTTTGTTTGACTGAAAAGGTGAGCCACACTGTTCACAAACGTAATTAGCAATCTGATACAACTTGTGCCTGTTGTTTTCATAGTGCTGTTTGTGCCAGCGCCAGCCGGCTTCACTCCTATGCCAGGCTTTTGCCCCTTCGACGGCCTTATCTGAAAACCCCCGTCCATGGCCCTTGTGGTGATGGCTAAGGTGTTTCCCGGCCTCGACAAGCTCAAGGTTCTCCGGCTGGTTGTTCCCTCGATCATGGTCGATATGATGAACGTGCCAGCCGTCCGGTATTTCTTGCCCGTTAGCCGCCCGCCAAACAGTCCGGTGAAGGCGGACGCCATCGCGCTGGTAATACTTCCCGCATAGGTAGTAACGAGTCCCTTCAAATTCTTGAGCGGTGCCTGATAAGACGTTGACTTGCATTGTGATTTACCTTTGATGCTTTGCGATACTGCATTATAGCAAAACTTACCCGATAAATCCCTTGCCTCCACCCATCCGTCGGCTGTTAAAAACAGATGGTCTGGAGTGCAGATCACCTTGGCCCCGTCCTCAAAGATTACTGTTACCGTCTCTTGGTCAGTAGCCGTCAAGCGGCAGTTGTTGTAGTCGGTCCACTTTCCGCCAATCGTTAAAACCTTACCCTTGGTGCCGACCATATCCCTGATCTTTTGCTTTCCTTCAGAGGTTATTACCAGCGTGTCAGGGTGCAGGCAGTGGTCGTTCTCTTTCACGATCCGGCCCTTCTCATCACGTCGATACAGCCTAAGCTCGCCCAGCGTGTGCTGCAGTGTGCTGAATATCTTGAGTCGGCCCGTTGATAGTCGGTCTAGCACTTCCATCAGCCCTGCTTCCACGGCCTTGTTTGCTTTGTGAAGGATCAGGCCCTCGTCTTCGTACAGCTTCCACAGCGTCTTACCGTCTACCTGTGAGCGGCCACGAGCCGCGGTGTCGATCACGCCGGGTATCCAGTCACCTCGCAATCGAATGCCTTTGGCGTGTATGGGCGCTTCGGCCTGGCCCCGGTAGTGCTCCGAGTAGGCGTACACAATGTCGGTATCGCGGTCGTGGGCCAGCCAGATTGCAGCCGTTTTCTTCCAGCCTACGTCCAGCCCGTACATGCGCGGGAACCAGGGCGGGATTTGAAATGGGTCAATAACGAAGTCTTCTTCGGGGACCGGATAGATTGCGCCAGCGCCGAGGCTGGGGTTACCGTTCATTCGTGCGTCGAGTTGGTGAGGACTGATGCTTTTGGCCATATCGTCTATATCTTGCTGTTTTATATGGGGAACATGACTCCAACCTGCCTGAACGACGTATCGGCTCAATTACCCACCAAAAACTTAGCGCCAGCGACGTCCATCTCATCGCCTGTTTTGGCCTTCGGGTACAGATGTCGAGCAATGCCCAGGGAAATCATGCCCTGCTTAATGTCCTTTTCAGCGACCATTGCGACGATCTTGTCCCGCACTGCGGGGTTACAACTCTCCGCCGGCGCGTTTACTTTGTTTCTGGTCGTTGGATTGTGTTCATTCTGCAGCCTTCCCGTGTTCGGTCGCTTCCGGGGCTGCTTCCAGCTTCCAGTCGTCTCGGAATGTGAACGACAGCGTGTAATCCATATCCGGGCTCTCGCGAATGTCCATCACGTCGCCGCTACGAAGGTGCATAAGGATCGTTTTGCCGGCTTCATCCCACGCCCAGTAGCCGCCCCATTCGGGCAGCGTAATGGCGTGTCCGCGCTTGAGGTAGCTGAATGCGGCTTGAAACTTCATAAAGGCACCTGTTCGTGTTTGGCTTCCAGAAAATCGACAACCAGCGGGGTCAGGCCGGACAGCGGCGTGAAGGTCATTATTACCAGCCCTCGCGTGGTCATGGTTCGTATCAGCGCCTCGTCGTACACGTCCTTGGGCACCTCTTCATCCATCCACACAAAACTCCTCCGCTCTGTACCTTGGAAGATTTTTC